GTTTTGTAAATGGTTGTGGGTTATTCTCATTGATAAGTTTGGCGGCAGATATTGCCGATTTATCATCTGGGAATTGTTTTTTTGGTGTACCGTTTTTTCCGATACAAGTCCACATGCCTTTATCTGTACATTTAATCATTTGACAATTTAATTTTAAGATCTTTTGGTATATTGAATTGTTCCAATATCTTTTTTGATACAGGATATTTTACTTCTCTCATTTCCGAAACAGCTAACATTAGCATCAGATTGTCTTTTTTGGTTAATATAACCGTTTAAAAGATAGATATTATCAAATGATGTTCTGTTTTGGCAACCATGGTCAAAGTTTTCATCATATGGAACTTTTTGTTTAAATATTTGTATATCATTAAGGAAGAAGATTAAGAAATTTCTTCTTCTGTTATCATTGCATTTTTTGCTATGTTGATATTTTTTTGTTAATTTATATTCCATCTTTTCACATTTTCTGTTCCTTAATTTCATTTTCCAGCTCCATCATCTCAATATAACAATCTCTGAGGTGTGTATGCATTTTGCCAAGTTCAAAACCATAAACAATATCATCTTTTTCGCAATTGCATAAGTCTGATATGCATTGTGCATTAAGTTCGAACATTCTTTTATAATGTCCAATCTGTTCAAATTGTTCTTGAGTTATTATATATTTCTTTTCCATATTAATCTTTTTGATATATGCTCCAATCTGTTTTTAAATAATCTTTGTCCCACCAATCAGCTGGGACTTTAACACCATCCTCAAAGGAAATACCGTTCTTACCCATGTGAATATATTCATCATCGGTGAAGTATCTGTGGGTTACTTTTTTACCCTCTGAAATTGCAACTCTTGCTTCTTCTAAAGTCATAATGTTATTTTAATGAAAATCAATATTTTCTTTTGCGTTATATGCTAACATACAACCATCGATAAATTTTTTAGTTTTATATTTGTTTTCCACGGACATTATGTGTGCAAATCTTTGCCAATCAAATTGCATAGGAATGTGCTAACTAATTCTGCTTCTGGGTTTCTCCAGGCATGATTAAGATAAACATCAGCATTCGCATGGTAGTGGTAATGGTTAAGTTTAAGATGTTCCTCAGCGGCCTTGGCTGTTAAGAAACAATTGGTATATTCTGGTACTAATGAGTATGAATATACCTCAAGATCTGGAACTCGTTCCTCTAACCAATCTTTAAGGTCATCTTGCCATGAGTATTCGGAACGGTTATCCCACATCTCTTTAACTTCCGCCTCAACGAATTCGACATTAGAATCATTCAGGTAGTTAATAAGTTGTTCGACTGTTTCTATCTCAATACCATTACCTCTATCCAAAAAGATGTGAATGTCTCCATTCAATTCAGCATCGTATACCTTTTTCCAATTTCTAATTTGAAATATATGGGGCATACGAGTGCATCTTGGGTTTTGTGTGGTCATTTCCGTTGCAAGTTCAATTAACTTGCCATACATTTCATCGGATATTTCAATTGTTTTTGACATTGTGTTTTTATTTATTTTGCAAATATACGGATAATCTTTCATCAACCTTTAATATATCATTTTTAATTTTTAGTTGAGCATTCTCATCCTCAACTTCAGTAAAGGTTTTGTCATATAAATCAATTAGTTTATAATATTCCTCTTCAGTTACTTGTTCTTCAACTGTCGCTGATTTTATAAAATATTGAATACCACGAGTATATTCGGTATAATTAAAGGTATATACTTTTGGAATATTAAAAAACAGTATTTTTTTATTTATAGTAACATAACCAACTTTATCAGTTTGACCTATTGTCAAATATCTCCTGTAAATATTTAACGGTGGCATATCTGAAAAGTTTATGGTTAGCATTGGAATAGTACACTCAATAGGCTCATTATTTTTTTGAAGTTCTTCATGAAAAGTATTGAGTATAGTTGATTTAATCTTATCACTAACTTTGGGTTGAATGGTTGAGCTATCAATATTATAATCCCTTTTATGGGAATAAAAAGTTTCATAACCTGTACCAAAGGTCTTTTGGATATCTTTTTTTGAGATTACCATTTGATTATAAATTACCATTTGATTATAAAATGATTTGTCATTCAGGCAAAAGCTTGCCAATTGTATTAATTTTTCTTTCATATATTAATATTTGTAAATTTTGGTATCATAATATAAAGGTAAACAATTTTTTTAATTCAAACAAATATAGAGGGAGAATTTTTGTTATTTTTATTGATTTTGAACACAAAGATATGTGTTTTTAACCGAAATACCAAATATTTATATAAAATTCTTCATTACAAATGTCAAAATTTAAACTTTCAGAAGAACAAATTAACAGATTATTGGAAATTGCTGATGATTCAGAACTTAGCGAAGAACAACTTGCTGAGAAAAAGGATGCGTGTTACTATAAGGTTAAGAGCAGATACAAGGTATGGCCATCTGCTTATGCCAGTGGTGCATTGGTTAAATGTCGCAAAGCTGGGGCAAGCAATTGGGGTAGCAAATCTGAAGGTTTGGAAGAAACCGATGAAGAAATTGCTGAAAAATGGACAAAAAAGTACAAGAAAAGTATAGATTGTTCACATCCAAAGGGTTTTAGTCAAAAAGCTCATTGTGCTGGCAGAAAGAAAAGACAAGCTGGTGGTGAAACCAGTTCAAAATCTGTGAGTGAAGCTGAATTTTCAAGTCCTGAAATTGTATATCACGGTGGTGACAAAAAAATTACCAAATTGGATCCTGATTCTATTAGAGGTGGGTTAAGAGCTAATTTAGGTTGGGGTACATATTTTTCATCGAGCGTATATAAAGCTAAAGACTACGGTAAAGAAATTACTAAATTAGATATATCTAATCTTAATATTTTAGATTTAAATGATAAGATAGATGAAACATTAGTAAATAATATCGAACAAATAGCAAAAGAAACCATGGATATTAATATCCATTTAGGTTCTATGTATGATTTTATTGCTGATATTTTTAAAAAATTGATTGGTCGTGAATCTATATGGTATGGGTGGAGAATATTTAGTAATAAAATAAGCTGGGATACAGATAAACTTTGGTCGGAGCTTATTTTAAAGTTAGGTTATGATGGTATGCAGCAAGGACATTATGAATATGTAATATTCAATTTTGAAAAGGCAAATCAATATCTTATCGATGATACAACCGAATTGAATGATATGGATGAAGCAAAGAAAACGGATTATTCAAAGGAGAAATCCCAGGGTTTACATGGTTGGTTTTCAAGAAAAGGTGGCGGAGGATCAAAAGGTTGGGTTGATTGTAATACATGCAAAACTAATCCATCTGGAAGAAAGACCTGCAAAGCCTGTGGTAGAAAACCTGGAGAGAATAGAAAATATCCAGCTTGCAGACCAACACCAGCATCTTGTGGTACGCCTAAAAAGGGTAGCAAATGGGGTAAGAAATCTAATGAGTCTTTGAATGAGTCTTTGGATAGAATGAAAGATATGATTAATTATTGATATCTATTGATATTTCTTTTAATCAAATCTGGATATTTTTTATAATTTATTTTTTCACTATATAAATCAAAGATTATTTCTTTGATCCAAATATTTTCTTCCCACTTATAACACACAAATCTTATAGTTGTTGGTTTAATATTTTTATTATAACTATCATTATAATGAATGTAATATTTTTGACCATTTGGATGTTCATTAATCTCTATTTCAAAATCATCCAATTTAAATACAAGACGGTTATAAGCACCATAACGAATACCGTCTTGTCCGTTACAAAGTTCACTATCGAAATCATTTTCAACATAAACAATAATGTATTCTAAATCCAATCCAAGTTGTTTGGATAGTAGATTAGTTGGTGTTAACTCTGTTAATTGTATTGATTTTTTATTATGCAAATCAACGATAATATCCTCATAACAATAGAATCTTTTATCATCAGAGTATAATACCTCACCAGTATGGCGTATACCTAATAAATTGAAAATTTTGATATTGGACATTTATGTAATGTTATTGATAATTGCTTAGTCTTTTGCTAATTTTTTCCCTATCAGCCTCTTCTCGAAGTATTTTCTTATTATCTTCAAATAATTTGACCAATTCTAAAAATTGTTCATGTGTTATTTCTTCTTTAATTGAACCGCAAGATATATAATATTTCTTAACCACGAAATTTGCAACATAGTTAAATGTATATTCGATTTCTTTCTTAAAGAAAGGGAATTTTTTATCTATGGTAAATTTAGCATCAAATGGTTTACTCTCGTTAACTTTAAAGGCATCAAATATATTGATTGGCGGCTGATCTTCAAAATTTATTTCTAAACAAGACTCTGGTGATAATCTTTTAGATAAATCAAATGTCTTTCTGATTGATTGATACATTTTAGATTTTAAATCTAAGATATATTTGTTTTTAATAGTTGGTTGAATAGAATCAAAATCTATATCACATCTAATCGCATCTGAACCGTAATCATCTACAAAATAACGTTTAATAGATTTCTTTTTTGATTTTGATAAATAAAAATCTTTATCGTTTAAGCAAAATTTTACCAATTTTAATAAATCTGACATATTATTATATTTTATATTAATTAATAAGTGATGTGAAGGTTAGATATCCAAATAAGAATATACAAACAAAAAACATTATATATAATAATGCAAGTGGCAAGTCTTCAAGCCAGAATCGAGATTTTCTCATATGGAACCATTTTTTTCGTTATAAAATTTAATAAAGGCATTAACACCATGATAGGCATTTTCCAAGAAAGAATCATAAAAATCTGAATCAATTATCATTTTCCAGTTTGATGAATATACTTGGAATTGTCGCTTTGATATAGTTGGATGATAACCAAGTGATTCAATTTTTTCTAATACAGTAAATAATAGATTCCAATCCTTATGTACAGGATATGTTTCATCAAAATTATCAAGAAGGGTATCATCGGTGATGTAACCCATAAATTTGGCAATAAGTTTATTTTTGTTCATTTTTAATGATTTAAAAAATCGTTTGTTTCATCCTCAGTTAAAAAGATATTAAGATAAGGTTCAATTGCTTGGGCATATTCGGTGAAGTCTTTAAAGTCTGATTTATCAATCTTTCCAAGATTATAATAATCCAAATCTGTTGTATAATCAACTGGTGTGAAACCACAACCGATCCAATCAGGAGTTGCCAAAAGGCAAAAACCTGGAGCGCCATTGCACCACCAGGTCATAACACCATTGAAGTCCATATAACATTCCCAACCTTTATAGGTTGCTTTTACGAATGTATCTAACCAAGTTTCGGTTGTTGTATTGTTTGATATGTTCATAAGATTTTGTTTGAGAACATAAAGATATGAAACAATTTTGGAACAACCAAATTTATTTTTCAAGAGCAGCAATCTTTGCTTTTATTTCATGCCACTCCTTTTGTATTTTATTGGTTTCATCAATAAGTTTCAATAATCGTGGGTGATTACCACCCATGAACATAGCAATATCCTTTTGAAATTTAAAGTTTTCCCAATAATTACCAGCAAGAATAATCTCAGCCTCTTTTAATGTTTGAAGTTCTGTCATGATTAAACGAAGTTGACCATTTTACAGCAGGTATCGAAATCAAATTCCCTTAGCATTTTATTTGCTTTTGAAAGGTATTCATTGCGAGAATAACCTGGGTTGTCCCATGATTCATAAAACCAACCGCATTGGTCTTCGTGTGCAAAATGACATTGTTTTGAATGAAGCAGGTCAGCCAGACGTTGAGCTGGGCTTAACTTTTTAACGTATTCAAGTTGTTCTAAGAGTTCTTTTTTCTTAGCTTCCAATTCTTGGATTTGTTTATTAATTGATTCTAATGTCATATTATTTATTATTAAATTAATTTAACTTTTTCGCCATATTCAGTGAGTGAATAATCAATATCGGATATTAGATTCCTGAAAATCAATGTGCATATTAATGGTTCAATCAAAGTATGAATTTTTTTACCAATTCTGATATGGTAGGTGACTTTATCAAAATCATCTTGCCAAATGAAACTACCGTTGCGCATTGCTTCAATAATATTCTTTTGATATATTGGCAACTCTGTTGGTATCTTTGGATCGTTTCCGAATCGTTGTAGTTTATTAAATTCCATATCTTTTAAAATGCTATTGGTAATTCATTCCAGTTTGTTGTATATGCAGGTGAAACAAAATCACGTCTTGTTTTAGTATTAATGTTAATCATACAAACCTTTTGGTTGGTACACGTTTATGAATATCAGACGATGTTTTTTGTCTAAGTGGTTTCCTGGCCTTTTCTTCCATTTCAATATTGCGTTCCCACATGGCATTTTGTTTGCGCATAACTTTTAAAAAGTAATCTCTGCGCTTTTCATATTCTGTTGCGTTCATAATACAAAGATATGGAAACTAATTTAACTTTCCAAAAGTTTTAATGCCAATCTAAATAATTTTGAATCTGGATTGCCATAAAAATCCCATGGATCGTAAATACCTAATGTTAAAACATATAACATTGCCTCAAAAACAAATCAAACAAATAGTATCAAGCCAAGCAATCTTTTAAACCAACGGAATAAAAATATCATAAATTATATAATTTTTAGAACTTAGAATAAGTTCATTGGTGATGTATGTATCTAAAATATATTACTGTTAATACTAACAATAAATTTATAAATATTCCGAATAATGTGGTATAATATGCCCATTTTTGGTCTTTACAACACACCCTATAAAAGTTTGCCCAAAGTATAAGAGCTATGGTAACAAATATCCAACCTTGCAAGGATTGCCCATTTGCACTGTGTTCTGTCCACATTCTATGTATCTGGGATATGTTTGCACCCTCCAATAAAAAAACCGTAATAACAGGCGTTTTATCGACAATATTTTGATTGTTAATTATATTCATATAGTTGAGAATGATAGGTATATCGCTAACGCAATAACTATAAGGATAATCAAACCAATCGGCAAATCCTCATTCCAAAATTTTTTATCACTCATTAATATACCATTTAAAGGTAAAAAAAACCACCACCATTAGAACTGAATAAGGAAACAAAGCCGCCTTGAGGAACATATAATTCATCGCCAAAAAATCCACGAAGTAGTTCTGGTGTGAATGATATTAACATCGCCAAAGCGAATAAGGTAATGATTCTTAATGAGAGCCATTCCCAATCTGTAATTATTTTTTTCATATTATTTATTTAATCTGTAATTATCGTAAACTTTTGATATTATATTATATGTCCATTTGAACCAAATAATTAAAATCCGCAATAGTAAAACACCTACCATTATTAACTCAGATATTAAAAGATGATAAATAAACATCCAACCAAGAAATGTGAGTATTGAACATGTTAATATTAACAATAAAAATGTTAATAAACCTTTAAAAATTTTGTGTTTCATATATATTTTTATTAATGATAATCTGGTTCGTTATTTTCAACTTCACTATTTATTTCATTTATCCACTTATTGAAGGGTATAATAAATTTATCTTCAACCAAAAGAACGATATAATAAATTCCAGCAAAAGCCAAACCTATCAAACCAATTGGCGTTAAAAAAATCCATGGTTGGTTTTTGAAATTATTAGACCTACTTAATATATCAAAAGCGAAAGCAAAAGCGAAAGCATAAGCAAGAATGGACGAAAAAATACAATAAGGATAAATATAATCCTTAATTGTTAGAAATAAAATTAAGTTTACAACAACATAAATGATATTCCAAAATATAGCACTTATTCTCATATATTATTTATTTAAATATTTCGTATTTTGTTTTGATGATAGTTTTTATCTCAAGCAATCTGGAACCAGTTTGTTGATGAAAACTTTTATTTGCAAGAGCTTTGAACTCATTAGCCCATATGTGTTCCAATTCCTCTTTGGTATTAGCTGTCTTAACCAATTGCTCAATCATATCAGCCTCTCTATAAAACTTTTGAGCATAACGACCAAGAGATAACAACATTGTTCCCAAACTACCCATAACAGTACCTAATGTAAGATAAAAAGCAATTGGGTCTTTAAGATGATTTGATAGTTTATCAGCATTTGATGTAGATAAAAGATTATCCATACTTGTCCATATTAAAAAGAACATAATTGTACATACAATACAAAAAATAACCCATACTTTGAATAGGTGAAGATTTTCAAAAAAGTGATCAAAATAATTGTTTATCTTTTTCATAAATCAAAGATATGCTATGTTTTTATAAAAAACGAATATTTCTTTTAGTAATAGATAACTTTCTTATTCCCAAACAGGTGTGTCACGAACATTATTTGGTAATGAATCAGGGATTTTGCTATGGTCAAGTATTACCAATGAGTCAATATTTTTTTTATAATATTGATCCGCATCTTTATGTGTATTGCATGATGTAAAAATCACAGTCCAAATGAATATTAACATAATAAGGAGGACTAAAGCTAATGTATTTTGTTTCATATATTTTATTTTTGATTATAATACTAATAAATCTACGCTGAATATTCTATCTTCATCAGTACCGATTGTTTTTATCTGAACCTTTTCCAGTTGAAAATCGTTCACAACACATACTTGATTGAAATCATTTAAGATTGCTTCTATTTGCAATTCTACAGCTATTTTAGCTTGTTGAAATTCTTTAACTGTCATAGCACAAAATTAATATAAATAAAATTACTAAACAAATATTTATTAATTTAATATTTGATGCGTAAGTTTATTCCAATCTTTAGATTTGATAAGTGTTTCATGAAAAGCGTATCTTATTTTCATGTTATTAACTTTACCAGTATCTTTAAGTTTATTATAATCGATTTTAAGCAATTTGCAGACCTTTCTGAGGCCTCTGGTTGCTTGTGGGTAACTTATGTTACGAAAATCTTTCCATGACTTGTAATGGCTTTCTAATTTGATTCCCTTTGCCGTTAAGTCAAAGCAGTATTTGTAAATAGCCATGGCTAAATCGATGTTTGTTTCCAACTCATCAGCATTTTTGGGCATACCAAAGAAACGAAACTCAATTGTACCGAATTCTGGTCTTACAGTTATTGCCCATTTCTTTATATCAATACTAAGATTGGCGCTACGCATCAAACCATCTTTTTTTATTTGAACAATATCTTTATTCAATGAATTATTGATAATGTTATTGATGGCATTTAAATTATCGTTTGGATCATTAAATGTCCATGGAATCCATGGATTATTGATTATAAAGGTATTGAGATTATGAACAAATAATGAAAATGGAGCAAAAAATACTGAAGAGGTTGGTTCCGAACCCATGCCCAATTTATTTAATGTTTCATCGGTGTGATTAAATATCTTTTTAAGCCACAAATTCAATTCTACACCATATCCTAACTTAGTGAATATACCAGTATAGTCTATATGAATATGTCCGCCCCCTTCAAAATTATTATTAAATGAACGACTTGATTCTATATAACCATATTCATCCATTAATTTTGATAACTTGGTGAATTGATCAAGCAATAATTTTTTATTCACAACCTTAACAGTTGGAATTTCAATATTATATGGGTCAACATCAATCTCTCTGAATTGGTCAAGCTTAGCAAATTTGGTCATGAACTTTTTATTCTTAGTAAGTTCAGTTTTGTCTAAGTAAGATCCGTTGTCATCAATATTTTTTTGACGTTCCTTATTCTTTAATCTCCAGGTTGATTCAAAACCAAACCTAATATTTTTTGGATATTCAATTAACATAAAATCGTTTTGTCGTACAAAGATACAACAAAACGAATTAGCAACAAAATAAAATTTGGGATATTTTATTTTTTGATGTTTTTATTTTTTTCAGTGTTTAGGGCTATCTTATCAAGATTATCGATAATCCATCTTAACATCTCAAGCTGGTTATCGCCATCCATATAAATTTTATATGCGGCTGGGAACCTTATCTTAAAGTTCTCAATTGTTTTCTGCGTTTGATCCATATAATGTTAATGTGTTATTAGTACCATTAGTATAATAATAAAAGTTATATATATCATTATGAATTGATATAGGTTTTTTATCGCATTTGGCTTTATTCTTAATTGGGTTGATGATTCTGTAAATAAAATCAAGCTTCTGAGTTTTATCCGAAGCCTTTTTCATTGCTGTCTCATAAAATTCACTGCCAACATTTGTTCCTAACCATTGCAACATACTCATTGCGACCTTTATCTCATTGTTGGTCAAATAACCCCTGGGATGATTAATGATTTTATTGAGTGTGTGTTTCGATTTAAATTGATTATTAAATTCATCAACCAAATAATGTTCTGGTATATGCCATATTTGACCATATTCATCCTTCATTTCAAGTCTATTGGTATTGAAACCAACAAATTTCCATTTTTTCTGATTCATATACTAAAAATTAAAATCAAAACAATCGTTTATACTATCAGCATCACCTGGCATTAATCCCCACTCATCATCATCACGATCACCACCAGGATGATGTTTACATAAAACGGTTTCATCAAGATGGGATTTGAATTGCTTTGCCCATTTATTGAAAGCAAAATCTGGAACATGCATAATCTTGCCGCCACCAATATAAGTTAATGATGCATATGTTTTTTCATCATGTGTCATTTCTTCTGGCACATCAATATTTTCCAATTCTTCACCATCATTCTTTAACATACGATAATGTTCTCTTGTGATATCATTGGACATCTTCTTGAGGTCTTTGGATAAATTAAAACCTTTGTCATGGAGCCAATAGATATATGATCTATCTTCATGAAGTGTTTCAGCCATTGTTTTATCCTTATGTTTACCAAACCATAATTTGGTTTCTGGTTCAAGACGAACCCTGAAATTAAGCAGAAATTCTTCATCCCTATCTTTTGGAATGAAGACTTCACCACTATCGATATCCAAATACTTGTTATCTTTGTATATTAAATGTCCCATATTATTTAACTAAGACTTCTGTGTCAACAACATACATTTTCCAATCAGGTTTATTCTCCTTATAATACTTCTCAATCTTGGTCATGGCTTCTTGTCCACTTTCCGCTTCGACTGGGTGTATTTTTATTCTTTCCTGGCCATATAAATGACCGTGAAGTGTTGGATGAATAAACTTTTTCTTGGCCATTACTTGAACAATATATAATTCTGGCATTACTTATATAATTTATGCGGTCTACCTTGTACCTTTTTTTTATGATTTATGAGAAACTCAGTGTAGGACATATCCATATGTTTCTTTAATTTACGGATAATAGTTAGAACATTTTTGATCTCTGTTTGGTTTTTATTTCTATTAACCATAAGTTCACTCAAATATTCATTTTCGCTTTTCATCTTTGACTTGATATAATTCTTATATGAATTGAATGACTTTTGAGGGTTATTCATATTAATATGAGATTTATATGTAACAGGATTATTATACTCTGGTTTAAATCGCATGATCATTGCGGTTTCAATTGCTCTGGATAAATCAGAATTACCGATTATTGCATATTCACATTTATTCCAATGTTTCTTGTTGTTTGGATTATATGAAGAATGTGTTCTAATTCTTTTTTTAAGATTCTCACTGAAACCAATATAAACGATTTTATTGTTTCTCATGAGCCAATACACACCACAGTTTTGTGGGTTCGTTTTCCATAATATATGCTGGATATCAATACGCCTGTATTGTTCGAATTTAATCCTTTTGGAGCCAACATGCTCTTTTGTTAATTTTTTTATCATTATTTTAATAAGTTTTTGACTCCTTCAACAATTTGATTGAAATGTTGCAAATGATCATGGTTCATATACCAAATGAGCATGATGATTGATAATGCCCATAAGACATTACCTGGGGTTACATATTTTTTCATTAATCAAAAAATTTTTTAAGGTAACTAAAAAAACCCCATATGAATACGCATGTAACAGCTGCAACACAAATAACAACTGTACAAGCCACAGCTGGGTGTAAATGGCTCAATGATTCTATTTCGTTCATATTAATATTTTTTTGACAAGTTTTCAATATCATTTATATCATCATTGCTTAATTGGTAGTAAGCTCTTGATAACCTCATTAGTGCCTGATTGAAATAGGAATACCCTGGGGTATCATTACCATTTACTCTACTGAAAAAATGAATTGTATTATCATTTTCAGATTTATATTGTCTTAATACATCCATGATATCTTCATCATTCATATTATCAATTAAGACTTTAAGAAGTTCTTCTTTATCGCTACGGCTACAATTATATACAATATCATCCGCATCAATATCAACATCTATACTTATACTCATATTATTTATTTTTTAGTGCGTTTTCAAATTCTGATGTTAAAAATTCCAAATCAAAGGATGGGTTATATATAACAATAATTTCATATTTTTCGTAAATCCAGTCACATGCCAAACTCCACTCTGGAGCGGATATTCTTGTAGGCATGGTGTTGTGGTTTTTACCATATGGTTCAGCCAAAACAAATGTTGGTATATTGGAATGTTTTGTTTCATCTTCTATACTGACCTTGTAATGATATCTACATTGTTTATCAAAACCTTTATTTTTTAATAAAAGTGCGAGATTATATGGTACCCATATTTGTTTTTCGTTATTCTTCTTCGTTTTCATTAATTTTATCTTTAAATTTATCACATAATTCTTCAAGAGTATCTGCTAATTTCTCTTGTTCTTCTTCGCTTAGCGAATGAAAGATATCTACTAAAGTGTCACAATAATATTGTACAACAACATAATTTATATTTAAAGGCATAATCTATTTTTCAATTTTTGTGTAACCAGAATTAATAATTACGATTTCATCAGCAAGATAAACATATGGTTTACTTTTTGTTTTATGTTTAAGCCCTTTTGCGGTACATGTAACAATAACACGATCAGTTCTTTTAAACCTTTCTAAGTAATCTAAAGCATTATCATAACCATCAATAACATGTAAACCAGATGTATATTTAGTACCTTTACCATCCATTACATTTTCCTTTATTTCGGCTTTAATAGTTTTTCCTATAGGTAATACCCTGGTGCCACCAATACCATGAAATAATGTAAGGAATTGACCTTTATCGTTAATTTCAACTATCTTGTAGTATATTTTTTTAGACATTATTTATGTTTTTTACAAAATGAACATTGGGGATAATGAAAATATTGTTTGTCTTTACTGTAGTTAGATGTCATGGGTACGGCATAATATTCACAACTATCTGAACCTTTATAGATGGTATATTCTTTAGAATTTACAGTGAAGGTTTTTTCTGTATCATTCGATTTAAAAAAATAGCCATCACATGATGATAGAAATAATAATGCTATTAATAATTTTTTCATAATACTACAATAGTAATAAACAAATTTGAGGAAAGCAAATTTAACTTTCTTGTTCGAAATTATACTGTTTAAATGTGCTAACCATTACTTTTTGTAAAAGATTATTTACGTCAATGTGAATAAGATTCCACAAAATCATATCTATACAACCAGAAACATCCTTTGTTTTCTTAACCCTTTTTTTGTTAAATAAACTGTAATATTCATTCAATTCTACTTCAAGTCCAGTTTCTCTGGCTTCTTTTCCATCTACAGCTTCATAGAATTTTTTATGTTGAGGTAACATAGCTTTTAATTCGTTCATGCGTTTATTTTCATCTTCCGTTAACTCATTCACATAATAATGTTTTTTAATGTTCTCAAAAAAATCAGATTGTCTGATACTTTTATGGAATTTATAGAACCATTCATCTTTCTCAGTTTTGGTTACACCACAAAGTTTATCTAAGTTATGAATAAATGTATACCTATCGTATAAATTGTTAATCATATCTTGTAGCTCATCATCGGTTAATAATTTACTAAAAATATGATAGTAACAAGAACCAATATCCTCATTACAGGCTTTAAGTTTTTCAATAAAAATTTCGGCTAATAATTTCTTATTTATATACATAAATATATTTTAGAATAAAGTAGATAAAATAAATATTAATGTAAATAAACTCATCAACTTTATGAAGAATCTATCCATAAGTGGAAGATCAAATTTAGCTAAGAGCATACTTATGCATAGGACAACAACCCAGGCATATGCGAGAATGGGTATTAAATTTCCCATGATTAAAAGAATAAACCGTGAATCATCCATGAGATACCTAATGTAATCCAAGGTAATAATAACCCAAAAACTATATTATTCTTATCATCTTCTTTATTTGAAGAATAATTAGACCTTATTAAAGCATTCACAAATAAGCTAATACCTACAAACTGAAGTATTGTGAAATGTGGTAATGTAGGCATTGCTGGTAAAATAAACCAATAATACATGACATTTAATACATATCCCCATGAAAATGCGGAATAGATAATTATAAAAAACAAGGCAATGAGTAGTGCAACAATATATGACATAATATTTGATTTTATAAAGTTAAGAATTATTTTTTGAATCTTTTTAATTTTTCTGTCTGTACAGCAAGACACTCATCAAATGTACCATATATACTATCTTCTGTTCTCTGTACACTATAATATTCTGGCATACCATTAACATAGGTATCAGTATCTTTACGACTTACAGATAAATTATAAGTTACCTTGATACCACTGATAGCCATGACAACATTATCAATAGAACTAATTTTTGGTGATACGATTCTTGCTTTCGCATCTGAACCGACAATTGTGTAAACCTCATCACCTGGGTCATATTTTGTTTGGAATATCATATTCTAATTATTTAATAGTACAAAGATAAAACATGATAATGATATAACCAAATTTATTTTGTTTTCTTTTTATAATATCGTTTTACGTCATTAAAATTCTTATGACATGAAAGATGTATTACTATTGGATATTTACCTTTATCAACAATATCATGGTAAAGCTCAAAATTCTTTTCATCAAAAGCTTTGCGCCAATCCATGAACTCACCAGTTTCAGGGTCAAAATAACTTTGGGTATATTTATTACCACCCATAAAGAAATGATCCCATGAAGAAGAACCAATTATATGAAAATTTTCATTATACCAAGAATCTGGTTGATTACCAATAAATCTCATATAATCATAATAATCAATAATGATATTTCCTGAGTCGAAAAACTTTCTTTTTTCTTTACCTTTTTCTTGATAACTTAGTTCTATCGATTCGTATGTGCTTTGTTTTGATTCTTTGTAGTTTATTCTGCTAAATGCCATAATTATAATGATAAGACTAAAATGAATAATAACCAACCCCAACCTTCTTTATTGTTGAAGGCCAAAAATATTACACCAAAAACCATTATTATTTGGAGTAATCTAAGTAGAATGTTTTCTGTTTTCATAGTTATAAAATTTTAACTTCTCGTTCTTCTTTATTTACCTCAATAACAATTGGTTTGTTAACAAAATTATGACCATCATCAAGTATGCAAGCATTTACATACGTTGTGTTTTCATCATAATCAACATTGCGACCAGGGTGAATGTGACCACACATATGAACCAATGGTTTGATTTCTTTAACCCTATATCTCAATTGTTCACAACCAAGATATTCGTTTTGATCAGGTAAATAATCCAACTTATAAGATACTGGTGTATGAGTCATTATGATATCAGTATCAAGTGGTATTTGTTTCCATACCTCATCAATTTCATCACCTCTGTACTTATTAAAACCCCAGCGATCACCATGAAACCACGGAGATACTGGAGAACCCCATATCTTTAATCCATTGATTGTTATATCACTGTTTTCAAGATAATGGATATTACCTGGCAAATTGTTTATCATTTGTTTTAACCAATATGGCTTAATCTTGGGCAATTCACCATTAACATCATCAATTTGGTAATCACCGAACTTTGGGTCAAATGTTTTATCATGGTTGCCGCATATGAAGACAATACCATATGTATATCTATCAACAATGCTTTCAAACCATTTAAATATGTCCTCAACTTCTCCCTTTTTACCAAGGTTGGTTAAATCACCACAATGACATAACAAATCACCATGTGGCAATAAATCTCCATATGCTTTGCTTGTAAGGTATTTATGTTTATTGTGTGTATCTGTTATGCAAACAATTTTCATTTTATTTAAGTTTATATAATGTTCCTATTCTTCCTTTATTTTTGAGGAAAATTTCACCTAAGAAATAATCACCCTTATCTGTCCAAACCAAATATCCACGTGATTCCAAAAATGCTATTTCATCTTTGAATTTTAGCATTGGTTTATATGGAAGTATTTCCCCATAAAATCTATTATTGATAATATTAACAATATTAAGTGGCTTGTTGTTCAAACAAATCATATTGTACCAGTAAATGTTCGATAAATGCTGATGATCTAACTCATCATATTTTAATACCTTGCCATCAAATGTTTTCCATGTATTTTCATGTAATTCATCTTTAGCTGTTTTAGATATATATTCGGTAAAATACTTTTTCAAATCATTTGTGTTAGTTTTACCCAAAATTTTATTAAGCGCTTCTTTAGATAAAGGTAATTTGATAGCTTTATTTGTTGACTCAAGAATCGGTTTGAGATCATCATTATGTACTGATAGACCATCAAATTTTCGGATATGGAAATTCTTATCAATACACCAGTCCCCAATTTTTGGCTTGTCATTAATTACCACATGAAGATCAATGGGGGTATTATTAAACCATTGGGTCGATCTCAAAACATCTTGAGGGGTATCTGGAATATTATACACATTACCTTTGTTTTTGTGCATCATACCAGCAAGTTCATGTAGTGTGAACTCCGTCACATCAATAGGAACCTCAATAATTTCTATTTTCAATTTTGTATCAGGAATTTCATCCTTAACAGAATCAGATGAAATATTAAGCGGATTGCTTTTAAGAAGTTTTATCTTCACACCTATGAAACTTGGCCAAGCACTTCCACGTGGTAAACGTTTATGGTCTTTAGATGTGTATATTTTACATCCTTTGGTATAACTTAAAGCATCAGCTTCAGTTTCAACATAACCAAGAGAAACATATTCTGGTTTGAATATTAAATGGTCATCTTTAATAATTTGAAGTTCTTTAATAAGATACATAAAATTTCTATTTTTTTTTAAAGGTAATAATTATTTTTGACAAAATCAAATTTTATTTCCATTTAACATGTTGAATTTTGTTAACATGGATTTAAAATTCTTTTTATTTGGTTCAAATGCAAATGGATCAGATGTTCCAAACGATATTCTAAACCACTCACTATCTTGGACACCAAATGATTTAAATGGAACCATAGCAAAATTACACTCATTAATCAAAAATGTCATAAAATCATCAATGTTAGTGAAATATTTCTTGTATGGCATCATAATAGTTAGGTAAATACCGCCACCAGGTTGGATATAATCAAACTTACCAATGTTATCTTCATCATTGAGTATATTTATGAACTCTTGTTGCATCATGCTGAATTGTTTTACCTTTTCATCGCAGAATAAAACGTAATCATCATCATCCAGATCGATATCCTTGAGATATCTTGCAACGGCAAGTTGTTCAGGCTTTGGTGCCCAAGCGCCAATATGCGAATATATCTGTGTGGCTTTATCGATGATATAATATGGTGCCATTATCCAACCAACCCTAACACCAGTAGCACAAAGTGATTTAGATATACCATCAGCACATATTAAATATTCTTTGATATTTTCATTAATTAATAATGGGTGTTCAGGTGTTGAGTGTGATAGATCATTATATATTTGGTCAAAGAATATATAAACAGGTTTATAGTTTGTTTCTTCCTTTTTTCTTTTTTCATTTTCAGCTAATACCAAATCGATAATATCTTTTAATTGTTCTTTGGTATATGTTGCACCAGTTGGGTTTTGTGGCGAACATAAACAGATAAGATGAACAATAGAGATAAATTTTTTAATGTCTTTGGCCAAAAGCAAAAAGTTATTTTCTGGCTTTGTAGAAATTTCTATGCTATCAACATCATGTAAAAACGAATAATGGTTATTGTTCCATGACGGTACGGCATATATAACAAGGTCAGAGGGACTGAGTATTGTTTTAAATATGGTATAAATTAATGGTCTAACACCACCGCCAATTAGAAATTCATTGGCACCATACTTATAACCATGATATGATGAATAAAAATCAGATAGAGATTCCCTAAGAGATTGTATACCCTGTGATGGTGGATAATTGGTATCATCATTCTCATAATGATCAATTATCATATTTTTCAATGTAGATGGAATTGGATGATATGTTGGGTCAAAGTCACCGATGGTGTAATTGAAAATATCTTTACTGTTTGGGTTATCTTTGATCTTCTGATTCAAAGCGATTATTTCTGAGCCGATTATTTCTTCAGCAAAATGTGATAATTTGTTCATATTATATTTTTAATCTTCTTTATTATTTTCATAAATCTCATTCGTATCATACCAATCTTCAATGATAAATTCCAAAGTTAAATCAGTTATTTTACCATCCCTTTTATTACCAATTACTTTGATTCCACCAGAATGAACTGTGCTTTGAGCATCACTATCATTATTCATCTCCAAATCTTTAACGGTATTAAATAAATGTCTTGTAGCTAATTTTTTTAATTCTGATATATTGGGAACCCCATCCTCTGCCCAATGCCAGTGCCAATCAAGAAAAATCATGACTTTGTTAACCTTTTCAAAATCAAAGTTATCGATAATGTTATTTATCATAACATAAGGTTTCTTAAGTTCTATAATTTTTATTTCCATAATCTAATATTCTTTAACAACCAAGACCTGGTATTCTTTTATCATCATGATGTAATTCCAAATTGATTTTTTTCATCAACTTAGGTTTAACGGTTTTATAGTGTTTATTATAAAACTTTTTGAACTCTGTCATGTCAACTTCAGGGAAACCATCCAGATTTTTTTCTGTTGATAAATAAGCTTGCATCTCATCATACATTACTTCTTCTGTATAATGGTATTGAACCAAAGATTTTTTGAATTTCTTGATTTTACTTGGAGTTAAAATGGTATTAATGAGGTTATCCATAGTTTCCTTATACTCTGGAATAAGATGATAAAATCCATGAGCAATTTCATGCTTCAATACATCAGATTTCATCTTTTGTGTGCCGATAAGATAAAAAGGGTATTCGCCACCAATATCGGCTATAATGGTGTTATATATACGTTTCATTAAATAATCGTAGACATTTAATGAACCATAATATTTAAAATCAAGTAATATATCTGTTAAAACATGAGATGGTACATTGAAACCAGCAAAGTCCAATGTATAAGAAAATGAATTATCAGAACCAAGAACGTATCTACGTTGTTTGCTTGTTGCATACCAACGCTTATATAACTCAAGGTCATAAGCTTTATTTCTTACCTCTGGATTAGGAGATTCGTAGTACTCCTGATACCTAACAAATAACATAGATAGGTCATACATGGATGGCATTTCCACACAATACAATCTATCAGCAATCTTGTGTAAGTTAAACTTTGGATTAAATTCGAGAGAGTTCTTATTTGCTTTCATGTTACAAAAGTAATAAATTATAACAAGATGCCAAAATTTAATTGAACTATTTTGATATATTTTTTATTATAATACCGAATCGTATAACCATGATTGGTCAACCGATATATTGGTATCATAAATACATTCCTCGATCTCAATTTTATCATATTTGATATTATAATATTTGAGATATCTTGAAATCAACATCATATTTATAAAAAACATAAAATAAAAATAATCCTCACTTTTACGATTTCTGTAAGTTATCATTTGATAATAATGAGTGTCATCTTTTTTAAACACGTTTTTACTTAAATGATACGATAGGCTTTTGATATCATTTTTATGGAAATCTAAATCAAAACCAATGGGTAATTTTAACCTAAAATGAGTTTCATAATATAAATGGTCTGGATGTTTTTTTCTTGTCATGCAGGGCTCTATCTCAACCTTTTGGCGGAGAATAGTGTAACCGATTTCCTGTAACTTGCAAACAATACTATCCAATTTAGGTTTATAATCATCTCCAGAATGTTTGGATGAGGTCATAACCTGGTTTTCAAAGTTATTGTTGTTCTCAGTTTCAATGACAATAGCTTTAAGGCCAATTGATTCACAATCGGATTTAAATTTATCAATATCAGTTGTATTGACCGTTATATGAATCTCATAGTTCATTTCCTAAAACGATTTTTTATGGCTTGAGTGGCAAAATATGCCAGCAACAATATAATAAGTATATCAAAAATTGTCCACATCAATGAGAATAAAAAACCAATGATGTGTGGTATAACCATTAATAATATAATGGCACATATCATAAATAATGCAAAATATCTCATATAATTAAGATTTAAAAGTTAACCAATCACCATCACGCTGATCGCTATTCCAAACAACATCTTTCCACCCAGCTTTTTTGTATCTCTCAACAATTATTTTGTGATGCTCCAAAGTATAACCAGATGGTATAGAATCTATTGCTAAAATACCACCTAAACTTAATTTTTGAGATGATAATATTACATCAAATTTCTTTTCGTAAAAATCCACTTCTTTAAGAAAAGCTTCATTTAAACTATTTGGTGAAATTGCCATGATATTTATTTTTTATTATACAAATTTACTTCTTTTTTTTATTTTTTCCAAGTTTTTCTTCTTGTTTTTTTCTTTCAACTTCTTCTTCGTGAATGAAATTGCTTAATGGGTTATCATAAGCAGTTAAACATATCATCAATTGTGTTATAGCTCCATTACAACTATAAAAAGCTGCCCAATAACCCTCCTCACTTATTTCCCTGGGATTGGCATTACGCATTGCATTAATTTCATTGAGACGTTTTTGTTGTTTTCTTATTTGATGCAAAAGTTGTCCCTCAATTAAGAAAGCTTTAGAATCTTTAGTGTTAGTAGTCATAATTCAAATCAATTATAGTTTTACTTAGTTTATTTAAAGCAATCTTTTGATATTTTTTATTGAAACCAGATACATTCCTTGGGCTTGGTAATACATGAACAAAATGATTCCTTTGTGTATATAACATATCAGAATCATCATAAATTATAATATAATTTTCAATATTAGATTTTTCCATATATTTTAATTGTTCTTCCTTTGACCAATTAATATGGTGAAAATGTAGATGTTTTTCCAGGAATGCTTCAATTTCACACCCTCTTGGTATTGTGCTATTATAGCCAATATGGTAGGTCTTTCTACCATCAATCCATAAATGTGGTGTTGTACCAATAACTTCCCCAACAAAACCCCTATTTTTCCACATATGTTTTATACAATTCAAATTAGCATCATAGGATTCTGTTATAAAGCTGGTAAAACGTTTTGAACTGGATATAACAATCTTAGCATCAGTCTTGCTTATAAGTTCATTAAGCAATTCAGTTGATTTAGGACAAAACATTTCACCCCATTCATCATTCAAATCAAATCTGGCCTGTATTCTTTTGCTTTTGCTTACCTTATGATAAAAAGCTTGATGATTTAATACGCCATCGATATCCAAAAAAATCACTTTCATATTTACAAATATAAGAAATGTTTTTCAAATAACCAAAAAAAATAAGCACTAAGAATAGTGCTGACATTTCTTTTAATAAAGACTAATTTTTTATTACCATATAAATAATGGTGCAAACCAAACTGGAGATACATAGTAAGGATCATAGTATGATTCATAGTAAACCACCTCTTCCTCTATAACCTCGATGGTTTCAGTTTCTTCAACAGGATTATCATTGTTGATTAAATCTTGCTTACGCAATTCTGCTTCTTGCTTGATAAGTTCAATCATAAGTTTTGAACCCTGTTCAACAATATCTTTGATTACATCTTCACCACCAAGTTGTTCAATTGAAATTGCTGTCTTAACAATATCATCAATTTCCATCCAGATATCATCCGATAATAAATCAATTTGCCAGCCTGTTTTGGTAGTGTCAAAACGATTTTCATTTATGAAACTCATGAAAACAATCTCGAATGAGTTCATTTTTTTGAACCTTGAAACGGCTATGCGAACATCATCAAAACGTTCATCAACCTTATATGCATCAAACTCAGCATCTGTGTTGAAATCAAAGTATTTTGCAAAAGCAAACTCACCTTTTTCCAAGTCAACAAATGAGAATATATCATATATCTTGAGATATTCCTGATAACGAACCATGAATGTGTCAAACACTTTTTTACCCAGTTCAGTTATGGTGTATTGGTCACCAGTGATCTTAACATAACCTTTGGATAATAAATCAATGAACAATGGCTCAAGAATATGATCATCTTCATTCATAATCGTTTTAAATTTGCGATTATTGTTAAGTATTTCATTTAACAATATAATCGCCTGAAAGGTTTTAGCTTCGTTAGTACTCATGATTAATTAGCTTTTACTGTTGTGTATTAATTAGCTTTTACTGATCCGTTTCTTTTATTTTTTAATGCCGCAAGAGCATCAGAACCAGAACTTGAACCAAGAACTTTATCGATTTCTTGTGCAGAACTCATTGTAGAGTCGCTAACTTCCGCATATGCTTCAGATGTAAGTGCTGTTTGAGATACCTTTTCTTGCATACGTTTCATTGTCTGCATTAAACCATCGGTATCAACACTTGACATTGTTTTGTTGATGGTAAGAGAAGCATCGGCGATTTGCTTTTCAGATTTAAGCATCTTAACATCAGTTTCGGTCTTGGTAATGGTATTACGTAATTCCTTGATAGTGGCATCAAGTTTAGCCAATTTAGCTTCCTGAGTTGTGGCATTTTTGGCATAAGTTTCAGCCTGTGTTAATGCGTTTTGGTGTTCAGTTGCGGCTGTTTCTGCCAATTTGGTTAAATTCTCAACATCAGCACCAGGTTGTTCCATTTTATCAAGCAATGCATTTGCTTTGGTTTCCCATTCATCAGCCTTTGCTCTGAATTTTGCTTCATCAGCACGAAGACCAAGAACCATAGCTTTGATTTGTGCTTCACCTTCGATACCTTGTTGCAACTTTGTGCGTAATTCACGAAGGATCTGGTCTGCCATCTCAACTGGGTTTTCCAGTGTATCGGCAATAGTGTTGGCTTTAGCCTTAAAAATTAGAGCAAGACGTTTTCTGAAACTTACTCCGAGTATTGCAAGCATACCACCTACAATAATTAATGCAATCATAAAATTTGACATAGTTTTTATTTTTTTTTACAAATGTACGTATTATTTCAGTATAAACAAAGTTTTATTCAATTATTTTTTAAAATCGTAAATAACATCAATAAAATCATCCAAATCCAAACGTAACTTACATCAGTAGTTTTTAATCAATAGGGGGACTTCGAAATCCCTTGAACAGGTACTCCTATTGAAGTTTGTAGTCAGGGATGGATTCGAACCATCATAACTCAGTAAAAACTGCTGCGTTGTATAATGTTGTTGGTAAGTTATTCTTGCAGTAACCCAACATACATGCGTCTACCAATTCCGCCACCTGACTATTTCACTTTTTTAAAGAGAAGTGTAACTCTGGGTCGTAAGTGCCACCACCAGTTTTAAAGATTAAACTGGAACTATTATAACTCACCGAGGGGTTCCCAATTCTCCACCCTATACTTTTCAGTCCAATACTCCCTATATGTATTGTTAAGGATTCACTGACTACTGAACGTGCAATTTATTGATCGTATCTTCTACACTATGTGAGTTAATATCTTTAAACTATTCGCCAAAAAAGAAACTTCAATTGCGCCTGATAAAACTTTTTTGACTTGGTACTTACTCTATTATAGGCTCCCCAGTCCTGTCTAATAATTTGCTGATACTTCATTTCCGATTACTCTGTTTAGAAAGTGGAACCGTTAAGGTAGCCATCGCAACTCGGACAATTACTCAACATGTTTTTTATAATAATTTATTTTGCTGAGATATTTAACATAGTACCACCAGAACCTGTCATAACATTAGGTAGTTTACCATCCCAGGTGCTTGCTTTGATATACTCAACATATGTTGGTGTTACAACTTGTTGTTTCAAACGAATAGCAGCGGCTTCACCTGCGGCTGTAATTACCTTGGAAGCTGAATCACCACGAGCATCAGCAATCTTTTTATTTGCTTCAGCTACAGACATTTGCAATTGCATAACCGATGTTTCAGCATCTTGTTTAGCTTTAACCTTTGCATTGATTGATGCCGCTAAGTTTGCATCTGTTGGGCGAGGTTGTGATGTAATATTGAAACCATCCACAATGAAACCATCGTTTGCAAGTTTTTTGCTAATGTTGTTGGCTACATCATGTTCATAGGCTGGTAAATTAGTAAGTATGCTATCAACTGTTATATGACCTGATACATCTTGCATACAACCACGAACAATGTTCTTAATATACTGATTTGTAATTGATTCAAGATCATCATTTCTCCATTTAAGATAAATGTGAGATGCTTTAGTTGCATCAACATGATAGTTTAAACCAACATCAACCCTGAAACCAGCACCACCTTGACAAGCAATTGTAATAGCTTGAAGACCTTCTTGACCTTCATTTTTTGCATCAGTCCATACCTCATGTTGCATGGTTGTTGGTATAGTTATAATTTGGCTTTGGCCAGGGAAAAAGAACTGCCAACCAGTTAATAATGGCAAACTATCCAAACCACGATAGTTACCTGAATTGCTAATCTTAAAACCAGCCTCTGTTGGGCTAATTCTTGTACAAGATTCCATTGAAATACTTGTGCTCAATATAAGGAGTAGAGCTACTCCGTAAGTTAACTTTTTCATTATTTATTTTTACGCTTTAGATATTTGTGATAAACATATTCAATTGGTAAACCAAAAGAAATGATTAATAAAATGTGACCAATTATAAAGGCAGGTGTGGAAGCCATATTCATCAATATGAATGATAAATCTGTGAACCCAAGTATTACAAATACTATTAAGGCTATCAACGCTATTTTAAGCGTTTTTGATTGTTTAATGCTTTTGAAGTTTAACATTTTAATGTTTTTTGTGGTAACAACCAAGTTCATTTCTGTGAACATTTTTTAAATGTTTTTTTGTGGATGAACATGATATAATCATACAAAAAGAAATTGCAAATACAATAATTTTTTTCATATATTTTTATTTTTAACGTCTACGGCCACCGCCAAATGAAGAACGCCCACCTCCGAATGAAGACCTGCCACCACCAAAGGATGACCTGCTCGATGAAAATCCTGAAGAAGACCTTCCGAAACCACCACTACGAACAGGGGCTGATGTATTACGCACACTGAATGAACGTTGTGAGGTTGTTGGTGAACTTATTGATTGACGAGGGGTATAAGATGAAGCTGGACGATATCCGCTACCGCTACGATAGTTAGATGTCCTATAGGTATTGTGGTAAACATTAGTTGTGCGATATGTTTGTCTGTAATATGGTCGAGAATAACCATAACCATAATAAGAACGATATGGATGGTAATAGCGAGGATAGTAACCCCAGTGGTACATTGGTACATAGTATGGGTGCGGATATAAGAAATAAGACATGAATAACCAATCACCTACAGTGTAGTGAGAAGTGTACATATATGTATTTCCGCAATATGCTTGATTACCAGCAATTTGCATTGTTTGTTGTTGGGGATTAACAGTTAGGGTTGCAACTGTTACAGAATTGGTTGCACTTGTTTCGTCAACAACGGTGAGTGTATGATTGGCTGATTCGACAACTTTAAGATAGTCGATGTTACCATCATTGTTAAGATCAAGATTATTGATCTTGTTGTTTGATTGGTTGATTGCTTGTTCTATTGTTTGCGGATCCTTTGTATTCTTCAACAAATTGGCAAATTCATTTACATCGAAACCTGGCACATTTGCGGTTTGGACATCAATGTTACTTGGTTGGGACTGATTAATAGTGACATTGTTAGTTTGTGCGCTAACTTGTGGTTCACCACATGAATGTAGTCCGAGTGACAATCCTAAAAAGGATGCAATAAAGATTATTTTTTTCATTAGATTTAAATTTAGAATACAAATATAGAAACTCTTTTTTTAAAAACCAAATTTATTTTTAAATAAATAAATTTGTTGTCGTAATCTCAAAAAATTTGAACTTAAAATCATGATGTTTTAGGATGAAAGATGCATTATCAAGTTTGATAATTTCAGCATCAGACAATTTTACTGTCAAATGATAATCATCTTCCATTGAGTCAGGTAAATAATTAGTATCTTCCCTACTTATGATTAATGCTTTATCACTTGGGGTCATTAGGATGTCCCTACATTTATAATCTTTACCACCAGATTCTTCATAAACCAAGTATTTCTTTGGCTCCGACCTTAGATTCAAATATTTACCAACTGTTAGCGCATCTTCATTGAATAGGTTCATTTCCTTAATCAAGTTAACCAATAGGTCAAATGTACACATGTTAATCATTTTGAAAAACACATGTATGCTTTCGGTATGGTCTTTATTAATCAACATGTCGTTGATAACCTCAGTGATTGTATCGGTATCGAGGTCATTGAAATCCTTACGGTATTTTATTCTATTAAGACGGTTGACAAAATAATCACCAAGATTATATGTATTAACTGTTAATAGAAATATTAATTTTGTTTGATATGTACCATCCATTAACGCCAATAAATCCCTGGAACTATTTCTGCTTTCATAATGGTCATGATTATATATCTTCTCAAATTCATCGATGAATATAATACATTCACCAATTTTTGGGTTAACCAAAAAGCTTATAAAATCCGAACCTTCATAAGGTGTGTTGATAAGAATAACTGGTTTATTCATCTCAATACAGAACTTCTGAGCAGTTATGGTTTTACCACCACCCTTTATACCTGAAAGAATAATACCCATATTCTTATCGGAGTTTACCTCATAAGACTTTTTAAAACGATTTATGATATCAGTATTGGTACCATATATTTTTGAGGGTAAAATAAAATCGGATTGCCTGGTTAAATAATATTCATTATTCCTTGGCTCATAATCCAAAGTGTAAACACCAACTGGTACTTTATCAAAAGTATCAGTGATATCCATTAATTTAAAAACTTTATTTATTTGTACTACTGACATACTATATTATATTTTTTTTTATTGAAAAGATATGCTCATATCATTATCATCTGATATGATTTGTGCCGAATTTAAAGTTTCGAAATAGCCAACCCAAAATGGTGAGATAATCCAATCATTACCATTATCTGCCTTTAAACATATTGAATAGTGATAATTATCCCAATCTCTTGTTTTTTTGGTATCATAGATTAATTTATCTTCTGGTGACAAACTTTTATAATAATAACCTTTTTTACCATAAAAATCATTATCAACCTTATAGCGTATATAATGTTCTTTAATACGTTTGAGATTAGCTTTAGCAATATCGAGATTATCCCACCCCATTTCAAGGATTTCATCTCTATCTTGACTACCAAATGAATCACCTGTAGTATACCAGATTTTTATTTTATGCTTCATATTATATTATTTTAAATTACTAAAAATTGCTTTTATAAACATTCCTGTATTACCTGCAAGATCATAATTATTAAGATCTTTTGGTTTAACCCATTGATATGATAAATGTTCATCTGATATGGTAACCTCAGGTTTTTTATCAAGAACCTTAAAATAAACACTAACGATATTATGTTTTTTTGCTGAGATATAATCACCAGCATACTTTGGTGCTTTTATTGTAATACCAGTTTCCTCAAATGTTTCTCTAATGGCACCATCAATTTCAGTTTCACCACTTTCAATTTTTCCACCAGGCAAACACCAACCTGTAATAGTCCTATCTTTTGGTGGCCTTTCTAATAATAAAATCTCATCATCAACTATGATGCAACAAACTGCCGATCTTTTCATTTATTTTATTTTTTATTATATATTATTTCGAACCATCTATCCATCAAGAATCTTGTGTATATTTGAGGATCGAGACCATAAGAACCTAATGACCAACCATCATTTAATTCAATTAAAGAGGTATATATGAATGGATCATTATCATCCATAATACCTAAGTCTATGGTATATGATATTGGCGCATTTTCATAATCGTTAATCAGCTTAGGTAAATCAGTTAGATAAGGGAATTTTGTACAATCGCCAGTATAATTCTTGATACCAACAATCTGACCCTTATTAATGAAAACACGATATTCAGAACTAAAATTTACAACTTCAGATGTAATTATTTTTGTATCATCAGGATATGAAAAAAGAGTATCATAACTACTTTCTTTCCTTATCACCCCACTTGGGAATAGTTTTAAATCAATCGATTTTATGAATAATGGTACTTTCCTTTCGCTTTTTAATTCACCCAATGTGGTAAATTTTATTTCACGATCACAATACTTTATTAAACATTCAGGTATATGCAAAGGTTTAGGAACCTCAATACCGCATTTATTAAAATACGTTTTGGTATCTTCAATTGAACCAATAAATATTGGTTGTTCTGATGGTTGTTTATTTAAGTTAATGCTGGGTACTTCCATTGGATCATCAACAAATACAACTTCAATACCTCTTTGACAAAATCCAAGATATGCTGAATGTATATAATCATCAGCTATCTGGTCACCAGCTTTATATAGATACGCTTTCATATTACAGTGGTGGTAAATCCATTAATTCACAAACAATATCATCATCGAGTTGCTTTCCATATAATATTTCGATATTGGTGATAATCTCTGCTTTTGTGAAAACAAATTTGTTATCAATAAATTCAAGAACAACCTCCATTGGTTTTTGCCAATCGCCACCACCAAAGAAATGTATTTTATTTTCGGATATTTCAACAAATCCGTAATTTTCTAAATCAAGTTCTTCAAGATGTCCATCTTGTTCTTGTTGTGGAAAACCAGTAAGCGTTTGGATTATGTATAATATATCTTCTGGTTGATAAACGATAAACCCATTATGAGGTGCAACCGCTAATAATCTGTCAACTATTTTCATTTATTCAATTTTTTAAATTCTTCGATTACAAAATTAAGAATTTCTTCTGAATATTCCAACTCTCCAGGTATAGTTTTATGAAATCCGCCATAATTTTTTACCATAACGTCAAATATTTCGTTATCAAGTTGAATAGCTTCATCCAAAGTTTGATTTCTTCCCTTTGGATCATAATGTATGCCCCTTAAAAGGTTAATGTTAAGGTTATTTCTCTTTGAGAATTCCTCATGCACATAATACTTAAATAAGTCAGTAGTATCATCTTTACCATAGATTACGCTATTGATAAGTGGCGAATCACTAACGATAATTTCTACTTGATTTTCCAAACGCCAAATACGATGTTGTTGTTTGGCAAAGATATAATTTTGATTAGCTAAAACATGATGTGATTTTTGCCAAGTCATATCTTTGGCATACTCACCAGTAAAATCTACAGAATATCCAAGATTTTTAATATCAGAGGTTAATCTTAAACCCATTTTACTTTTACCTGCGCCAGGCCCTCCAAAAAAATTGACAATTAATGTCTTCATCGTTTAATATACTTTTTTAATTTTATTCTCGCTTCGCTTAGATGCCATTTAGAGGTATTAACACATATATCTAATCGCTCGGCTATATCTTTATGTGAATACCCATTGAAAAACATCATAAATACAATTAATTCTTTATCTGACAAAACACTGTGAATAGTATTAATCAATGCGTCATAATTTAATTTTGAATCACATTCATTATCTATCTTGGGTTTAAAAGTTATTTCACGCCCATTATCTTCGTCTTCAAGAGAATAATCAGAAAATTGAACTGTGTTATCATAAAATTTACTATTAGATTGTCTGAAATCATATATAGTATTTTTTAAAATGCGTATCATAAAACCTTCAAAAGAACCTTTATAGCTATACAAATGTATTTTCATAAAGATTTTGTTGAAAGCTATATTTATAATTTCATCAGCATAATCATAAAATTCTGATTTTTTTGCAATATATGATACAAATAAGATATTGTATCTATTATACAAAGCTTTTTGAGCTTTTAAATCATTTTTTTTACATAATACTATCAGTTCTTCCAAACTTGTTTCATTCTGAAATGTAATCATGGTATATAGAGTATGGTTGGTGAGTTTTTATTAACATCAATACCAGGAAATTTATCACCAAATAATTTCAGGTTAAATGGATTTGTTATGATATGCGTACCATGCTTAGTAGGTATCTCAGCAATTATCGATCTCCATTTAGAGGAAACACCAGGATTTTTGTTATTCATTTCATTATGTTCTTTATTAATGAAATGAATAATGGCATTATATTTATCACTCATATCAGGAATAACCTCCTTGGTAACAGGATCAATCAAATCAATATCAACAATCCACCTTTTGTTTTCTTCAGAGTGATGCGAACCACAGGCCATGGAATAAGCATTTTTAACCTGAACATATTGTTGATTGATGATATAATCCGTAATAATCTTCATTGTGTATAATGCAATCTTTTCTGTATCTAATCTGTTAAGATTGATATAAGCACGAGCATTCTTATCTTTACAATTATTTATGATACGATCTTGTAATTTCAAAAGATCGTCTGGTTTGTAAAGATAGTAGTTATCAACAACCTTTACACCAGTTTCCATCTCACGATTATCCTTCCTTCTTTTGAGCACTTGTATCAGGTACATGGTGTTAGGTATATTGAAATCTAACAATGAATTTATTATTTCGAAATTATTGATTGACATGTTCTAATTTTGTTGCTAATGCAAAGTTACTTAATTCTTTGATACCAGTAACCTCCATTATGATTAAATCTTTGATTTCTTGTGGAAAAATAATTTCCTGATTGATATCCTCAAGCTCGACTTCAAGTATTGTTAAGTTTGTACCATCAATTTCATCGAACTCAAAATGAAAACCATTTGCAAAATGAACATATCTTTGTTTATAAAGGCCTTTAAAAACTTTATTGCTTAATTCTTCGAATTTTAATTGATCGATATCCTCATGCATTTCAACGTATTCACCAATTCCTTTCTGTATTTTATGCAGATATTCATATGATTCATGGACATTATTTGGCCAATCCGTTAGATCAATTTTTTGTCGAACTCTCTTAACTAAATCACCATCATGTAAATAATATTGACTAATACCATAAATTTTATCCCATTGTACTGGAAATGATGGTAATTTCTTCATAAGAAATCTACGCTCTATCTCTTTAACCTCTTTCATATGTGTTTCTGAATATTTGAATTAATTGTGGACTTATACTGAAACGCTTTTCGTTAATTTCCAAACTTTTATTAAAATCACCATCTTTTGTTCTTTCAATAGCCGCTTTCCAATCACAATACATTTCAACAATATCTTGCAATGTCATATCACTTACTGGGCTATTTAATTCTCGATATTCATCAATATTCCATGATTTAAATGTTAGATCTAAATGTGTGTTTGTTGGATCGTCAGATGTTATACATCTCCAAATACCAGCCGAAGAAGCATTTAAATACCCACGAGAAATTAATTCCTTCTCCATTTTCTCAGTACCAAATGTAATAAAATCTAATTCATTACATTGAACAACATATTTTACATTTGGCGTGGCTAAACCAGTATCATAGGCATGTTGTAAATTTTCTGATGGTGTTAACCATTCCAGGTTTTCAATGTAATTTTCAAGCTTTCTGCCATTTTTATGATTAACTTGATATCTATCATTTGGTGGTGATGGTAGAAAAGCATTAGCAACCAATGAATGTATGAAAAAGTTTTTACCAATATTATTAGTTTGTAATCTAATTCTCGCATAACCTTTTGGTGTTACATGTGCTTTCATTATCATTTCCTTACCAATAAAATCACCTTGTGATTCTCTATGGATTATTGTTGATAATCGCTTAACCCTACCACGTGATGATATTTGATATATACCAACATAACCAGAAATATCCATCCACAATTCATTAAACTCCACAAATTGTGGGTGATGAGAGTTATTAGCATAGTGGTGGTCTAATGCCACTTCTAATTCTTTAAGACTGGCTTTATATTCATCTGAACCATATGTCATATTTGACAGTCTTGGAGTTAACTCATCGAATAATTCCTTTTCTGGTGAATGTAACTTAGATTCATCATGAATATTAGCCCTTACTAATAATTCTTTTGAAAAATTGTTTAAATTTTGTGATACTTTGCGAATATGTTCGAGTGTATCAGCTTTGCTATCGTATGCCATAATTAAAATATAAAATCTTGTAAATCGTAAGCATCTTTTTTGCTTAACATGAAATCAAAACTTTCGGTTAATGTTTTGATTCGTACAGTTCTAACACCAAACATACCATCAAGACTGAAAGAAGTTATACTTGATAATGGTATAACTTTTACAGATTTGGTAAAGCCATATACAATAATAGATATTGCATTTTTTGTTGCTTTAATTGTTTTTGTAGCTGTACATGAATAATACCTTTCGTTAGGGTTTTTGTATGGCTCAAAAACTAATGGTTTAAATAAACCGTTTTCATCAAACATATCTGATGGTAGCATATTAGAAATGTTATTTTAGTATATTGTCAGAATATTCTTTTGGGTGCTGTTTTTCTTTCAGCTTAGCAGCTTTTTCCGCTTTCTTTGATTTTGTTTCCTTACCTTTTTCATCGGCAACAGAAACAGTAGCTGGTTTAGAAATTTCACGGACATTTTTCTTCCATTCTGATTTTGGTGCATAGGTAGCACGGCCAAAGCTAACCTCATTGTCAGCAACTTCATTACTTACACGCTTGTAAGTGTCTTGTACTTTGATACATTTCATATTATTTATCTTTAGGTTACAAAAATAATTAAAAATTTCGATTAAAACAACTTTATGAGTAAAACTTTAAAAAACGAATATATGCGCCAGTACCGTAAAAAAAACAAAGAAGCGCTTAAAGAACAAAAGAAAAAATCAGATAAAAAATATTACGATAAAAACATTGATAAATTGAAAAGCTATACCAAGGAATATCGTGAGAAAAACAAAGAACGCAAACTAAATATAACGAACTTAACAAAGAACATATTAAGGTAAAAGAAGCCCAATATAGATCTGATAATAAACTTAAAATCAGAGCTTATCGTAATGCTTATAATAGTAGCCGAAAAGAAAAAGATCCTCTGTTTAATTTAAAAGCCAATATGAGATGTTCAATTGTCAATGCAATTAAAAAAGGTGGATATAAAAAGAATAGTAAATCTGAAACAATTCTTGGTTGCACATTTGATGTGTTTAAAACACATCTTGAGAATCTATTTGAGCCCTGGATGTCTTGGGACAATTACGGAAACCCAAAAGACAATATCTACACCCCTAATAAAACATGGGATATCGATCATGTAATACCATTAGCCACAGCGCAAAATGAGAACGACATAATAGCTTTAAATCATTACACTAATCTAAAGCCACTATGTAGTTATCAAAATAGGTTTATTAAGAAAGACAAACATGTCGTATTAACTTAACTACCTACAATATTAACAGTTATCCCATGCATACAAGCGTATTTGATGGTTTTACCAAAAATGTCTGTTTCTTCTATGTCAAACGCCTTATGTGATAATACTATAGTTCTCACATCAGTTTTAAGCATCTTTTTGACCATTTCAACAAAATCCGCAGGTATATCATTTTCAAGATCCAGAATAGTTTTCATCTTTATATTTTTTTACAAATTTATTAATAATAATTGATAGAAACAAAATTAGTTATCCACTTTTTAAAGGATTTGGATATTTGGGTATTTATTTTGAGTTGAGGTAATATAGGAAGTCATGTCTTCAACTGTATCAAAATACTTGTTACGAGTATTTCCGTTGGAGAATCGCATAAAAATATGTGGTTTATAATATACATTTTTATCAGATGGGTCAACATAAGAATTATGTGATTTAACAAAATCATCAATCTTATCTGAATCGATTATCATGTCTGGTTCATAACCTAATATTTGACCAGATAAACCATTTTTGTAATATTCATAATGATCTTGTGGCTGAGGTTTTTCACCTCTTAAACGAGCAAAAAATCCAGGTTTAGTTGGTTTAGTAATATGTTCAAAATCTGCATTGTACTCGTCAATTATTGTTCGCATTGTGCAAACTTGATTCAAGTTAAATAGTCTCATAAATTTTATTTATAATCTTTTTCTACATAAGTTACTTTACCATTACTATAGGTTCGTTTATATCTAACCCAATAACCAATAGTATCACCCCAGCTATCTGAAATTTTACCTTGCTCAACAGGCTCATCAACATAAATTTGTTTTGATTCAAACCTGCTTGTGATGCAACATCACGAATATATTCCGTTGTTGTAAAATCCTCAATACTATCTTTAATACAAGCAAAATGCAATGTTTGACCGTGGAAATATTGATGACAACCCTGGAAATAGTTCAATAACTTCTCATGCATGGAGTTGAATTGGTCATTATCAGGAAAAACATCGTTTAACCAATACCATTGGACAACAGCGGCTTCATATAAAGACGTTGGGGTGTCGGCATTGAACTCAAGCATCTTTGGTATTCCATCCTTGCCCATTGCAAAGTCAAAACGGCCATAAAAACTTGGTTCTTCATTGTCCCATGATCGTATAATCATTGGCACCAATTCTGGATTGATGAATAATTTATCAAATAAATTATTATCAATAACGTGTTGAACGGCCTGTAAACATAGATCAAAAACAACATTTGAAGCATTCTCAATGGTGTTTATTTCATCCATTGTGAATTTATAATAAGCATCTTCATTCCAATACTTGTTGTCAAGGGAATGAAATTCAAATGACAGACTTTCCAGTTTATTAATATAATCTGGTCTTGCAGATATTTTTATGCGTTGCATAGTTATGATTTTATACGTATATAAATTTTATTTGGGTGTTTACCGACCCAAACAAATGAATTGACAGGACAAAGAGCGACATGTTTGCCTTTTTTATCGTTAGGAAATTTGCATAGGTAATAACCCCAATCCATTTCCTCATCGTATTTTGACAATACACAATCAGACGGAATTTCTTCAGTGGAAAGTAATAATGTAATTTCATCAGTACTATTGGATAATCGATCAAGCATTTCTGGGGCACCATCGACCATAAGACAGTCGTTAAAATCGCCACCTTGCTCAATATACTCTGGTAGTATAGCAAACCAGAGATCTTGCATCTTTTTAAATTCTATTAATCGCATCATAAATTGTCTGTTTATAAGACAAAGATAAAACAATTAATTCGAACTAACAAATAATTTTTTGAATATTTTTTTCGTGACCAGTTGTTATGGATTCAATTGATTCGAGTGGATCACCATCGTAATCCATAGCGCAAATATATTGCTCACCCTTATATTCCTTCGTCTTCAAGGTAATCAAATCAATGTCAAATCTTTCGCTGTTGTCCAAAAATAATTCGAAAGAATGGAATAAACCTTTAAGATATGTTTCTTTTACATAATGAGAACCTGATTTTAGGTTCATATTTTCAACCTCTTCGGATAATAAATCATTATACCCATAAACATCAACAATCTCACCTTCATCATCTATAACCTCAATTGTTGCAGTTTCAACAAGTGTCCCATATAACTCAAAGATAGGATTATTGTCATCTATTAATTCTGGGTTAGCTTGTATCTTATCCCAATTTTTAACCTGATCCTTTGTTAATTTGCCAGCTGTAAGGTCAACACCAGCTCCTTTTATATTGATAAGAAAAATTCTCATTTAAGTAATGTGATTTTGAAAATAAATATGTATCAATTTTTCAATGTTCTGAAAAATTAATAATTTCTTTCAAGATCACGTTTTATATCTCTCTCTTTAATCGCCTCTTTCTTATTATAATTCTTCTTACCCTTACACATCGCAATAACCATCTTAAATAGGCCATTATCGTTCCTAAATACCTTTAATGGTATAATTGTAAGATTGGCATCTAATTCACGCTTAAACTTCCTTAATTCACTTTTATTCAACAATAACTTCTTATCTCTCTTTGGATCATGAGAATAAGCCGTTTTTACTTCATTGATATTAAAGTTTTTAACATATAACTCATTACCATCGAAATAGCAATAGCCATCGACCAAAGATGCTTTGCCATCTTTTAATTGTTTGATTTCAGAACTTTGCAATACGATACCTGCTGTTTCTGTAAACAGAAATTCGTAATCAAATTTAGCTTTTCTATTTTCTATCATGGTCTAAATTAAATAATGTGTTAATTAATTGGTCGATGTTATCAAACATTTCTATATTGTACTTTGAACAAAAGATGTCAACGTTACCTTTGCGCCAATAACCTTCTGGACAACAAACAAACATTTTACCAGGTTGAGCAAATTTTCCAAGTTCAAGTAAAGATATGGGTGACATTGTTTCAGGAATGAAATTCATGATTATATAATCAGAATGTTCCAAAGCATTTAATTCCCATTCCACTTGTTGAAAGAATTGTGCGTTGGTTATATTTTGTTCCCAAGAGGAATCCCAATCACTCCTTCTTGGGTTAAATACGTTAAAAGAACTTTGTAATTTTCCACTAACATATTTTTGCCAGTCTTCGGCTGTCCCTTGTTCTATGCTCCCACCAAGAAATACAGATTTAATATTATGGTATCTATCTGCAATATTCATTGGGGGTGTAAATATTCTATTTTTCATAAAAAAAAATGTCCCACCTTTAAGTAGGTAGGACAAAATTAATAAACATTTTTGATTATTCCAAATTAATACTTAACAAATTTAAAACCTGTCAATTTTTCAACATCAGATACTTTAACAACCCATTTAGATTTTCCAACTGGGTGATCGAATGTGTTATTCATGATATAAGCATACCAAGTATTAGTTTTAACAATATAAATAACTTTCCAGCATTGTGTAGGTACAGTTAAAGATTTAACTTTTTTAGCGTTACCCACTGAACCGCACCATACATAAACAGAGTCATTTTTTAAAGTATAATCACGTGTGTCTTCCTCAACAGTTTTCCAGTCACCAGCATTTGTTGCATGTGGCTGTGGTGCCATGTTGGAAAAATAGAAACATTCCACCATTTCATCAGCATCACATTGGTTATCCGCAGCTGGACACATATGACCTCTATCATAACCTGAACCAACATAATCCTTTCCAAGATTTGTTTCTTTATATAATTTTGGATCTGGTTGGAAATTATCCTTACGTGATAATTTATCATCACCACAAGATAAACGTGACTTTGTGTCAATCCATTTAACCAACACTGGATATTTCAATACAGTGTCAAATAATGTGGTGTAACCCTTATGTTTAATCTCAACGCAATTCTTTGTGCTAACTTGAGCAAATGATAATATTGTAGTTAGAACAAATATTACCGATAAAATCATTCTTTTCATCATATATTTTTAGTTTAATAATAAATATATGATAAAACATTAAAAAATAAAGGTTAATTCTTCTTAGGATTCCTCAATAAAAACAGAATCTCCTGTATAAATGCTTCAATTACAAATAATTCGATCCAATGCTTCATCAACATCGTATCATTCTTTTGATATAACCAAATGTATATAACAATTATTAGTAATATGACAGATAGTATTGATATTTTAAAAATTTTCATAGTAAATTATTTTCAATGTATTCAAACATTTCTTTATATGTTTCATCATATAAAGAATCCTTGAAATGTGGGTATTCTAACACATATTTTTTATGCATAGATGAACCATTATTTTTGGAATATTGCATATTTGCAATACGATCACACAATTTTATATAAGTAGCATAAGGTAGATTTCTGATACCTTCATAATATTTGGCATTTGCCCTTTCAAACCTATTCTTACCTTTTTCGTTGGTAACAGCATAAACATACTCAGCAACCTTTTCACTATTGGTTATATCCATAATATCATTATATGTTACCCTTGCATCTTCTATTGCATCATGGAAATAACAACCAGTTTCAACATCAAAATATTCATTTTGTGGTATGAGATGTTTGAATTGCCTACATACATAGACAACCATATCCAAATGATGTACATATGGTAAGGTTTTATCATATTTTTGATTAACTTCTTCATGGAGCTTGCTGGCAGTATCTCTGTGGAAGTTATAATAACGCATCATCATGACTTTTCGTTTTTGCTTTTAACCTTTATTTTGAATCCAAATGATGTGGATTGGATTGTTTTGACTTTATCTGTGCTTATGAAATTATAAGTATTTTGTGCAACAAAGGAAATGGTTTTTCCTGGAAATAATGAAATTGATGATGAACCAAACATATTATAATCATTCATATCATTTACACTTGGTTGGTAGTAATATTCGAATGAAAAAGCAACAGCTGGGTATGTCAATTTTAATTTTGCTCTGAATGAATTTCTTAATATTGTTTGTAAACTCAATTCAGAATATCTTCTATATTCATAAACAGAACAATAAGATAAAGCAAGGAATAATTTATCACTGAAAACATACTTTTTACCCACACCCAAACCAATCCAATTATCTGATGATATTGAACGAATCAATGATGAGTTATATTCATGATAGGCGAATACGGTTATATCTTTTTCTTTGTAACCAATATCTTCTCTGGTTAAAAACTCATTGTCAATTTGTTTGGTTCCAGTATATTTCAATGAATAGTACGGATTGATATCCAAAACAAAATTACCACAATCAAAATGATTTGATCCATTAATCATTAATGCTGGTTGATCACCAACCTTTGTGGTTGCATATGTTCCAGTAATGTTATTATCAAGGCTATAATTAATTTGACCATAACCCAAAGTCGGAATCAATAATAATAGTAAAAACTTTTTCATATTTTATTTATAATTTTGAAAATCTATCAGCATTTCGTTCAGCAGCTTCTTTTAGGTAAGCTAAAACCTGTGGAACCTCATGTTCTTCTATATTTTTAATGTAGACACCACGTGATGCTCCCTTCCTTGGGTGAAGAACCCAAAGTTGCAAAGCTACCCTTGCCTCTGGTTCATCATAGATGTGACCACCATCGCAATGTTCACAATGACCATATACACCAAGACGTTTTGCCCTTGTTTCAACACATATCCATTTATTAATAGCATCGTGACCAAATCCACGGCCATGCTGGGCTTGATTAATCGTTTCAACCGAAGGTATTTGTTCTGGAGTTGGGGGAGCAATTTCAACTTTCTCACCATCAACCCAACCTAACCACTTTTGTAAATCCTCATCATAATAACCATTATAATCAGTAAAATCACCTAATCTTTTGCGTTTCAAAAGTTCATAAACTTCATCTTGAGTAATTTTATCTGACCACTTTCGACCAGTATTTCCAAAGTCATACCAATCATCGGATATTCGTTTTGTGGCTGGATTTAATGCCTCACCATCACAATGAGGACATTCGTGATTTTCACGGTAAATCTCAAAATAGAAGTTTACAATTTCATTGTAATCATCGAGGTTCCAATGTTCAGCAAATGTTTCCAATTCCTGTGGTGAACCCCAACCCTTATTCTCACCTATCATATAATCCTCATGGTTACCCCAATAAGGATAGTCTGGATTTTTCTTTAGTAATTCAAGTTGCCATTCTTTGGCTTTCAATAGTTCGAGATCTTTCTGATCGTATTTATTGTTTAAATCTGGATAACTTCTCATATTCTGAATTTTAATATTTTATTGTGATAAACTGACATTACACTTCCTTGACCGTGAGTAATTGCAAATTGCCAACCCATATATTCATAGATGTCTGATGGCCAATTATTTGTTAAACTATCCAGTGGTTTTGTTAACTCTGTACCCTCAGCCTCAGCCAGGTTAAATACAGCGTATAAAATTTCCCACGGATATGGTTCACAACCTTGTTTATAGCAAACATTATCCCAACGGTCATCGTGACGTTTTTCAATATTAATCATTAATTGGTCAAATAATTCTTGATTACCATTAAAGAACTTTTTAACTCTTTCACGATTGCCTTTTTTACGTTCTTCATTTAAACCAAATTCTTTTAAGGACTCTTTACCTTCATCACTCTCAAAATATTCTTCAAGCGAATCGTATTGTCCGTCTTTACCCCATTTCATAATCATTAATTTTAAACAAAGATATAAAATTAATTTCAGAAAAACAAAAATACCCCCAGTTTTTTTTTCTGAGGGTATTCATTTAAATTATTTATGTTATTACCAGCTACCGCCAGAATCAAATGATGATGATGATGAACTACTGTCATATGAAGAAGATGAACTGCTGTCATATGAGGAAGAAGAGGAACTACTATCATATGATGAACTATTGTCATAAGAAGGACTGCTATCGTAAGAAGGAGAGTTATCATAAGATGGTGATGAATCAATCCAAGATTGTTGTGTAGAACCTGGGTCAGAAGGTGTAAATGTTGTATCAGACATTGGTACAGTATTATCCTGAACGAAAGTATCTGTATTGTCCTGTACAATAGGATCTGTATTATCTTGAACAAAATCATCAGATTGACTACTCATGATAATATCTGCGGCCATAACTAAAGGTGTTACAACATCAACATCGTCATCTTCATCAATCATCGGTTTTTCATTTTCAAAATAAATCCCCTTTTTATTTAATTCTTGGATATGATCATTTAATTTAGGTTGTGTCGGTGGCACTGGTTCATACATTTTAAATGAATCCGTTTGTGAGTTTATTGATTCTGGTTCATGATGATGGTTTTTTTCTATATCATCATTTTTTTGTAATTTTCTTATCATAATAATAAGAATAATAAGAACCGATAATACAATTGGCGAAATAATCAAAAGAGATGTAATTGTGTTTGACATAGATTTTTTTTTATGAATTTAATAATTGTATCAATTATATATGTAAATATTGTGCTGTTAAAAATAACTGTAAATAATGTAGACATTGATCTATACCAATGACTACGAATGCCCAATGATAATTTTTTGATGCGAATAATGGACTGGTTATTCTACTGGTAACGAAATCCGTTAAACCATGTGCAAAAAAGGTAATTGTAAATACAAATAAAACCGTTGGTGCAAATGATAATTTAAATACATACCACCAGAAACCTGCTGTAATAAGAGCATAGGTTAACACATGAAATGTTAATGCATCAAACCTTTTGCTCTTATTTTCAGCTTGCCATGAAGTCTGACAAAAAAAGTCAGCAAACCAATGTATAAAAATTATCAATAATATATTAATAATTATCTGGTTGGTTAACATATTTCTTCAAGTTTTTTACGAATCTCGGTTAAAGTCGTTTGGTTATAGAATTTACCATCTTCGTAAATGGTTTGTAGAATTCCAGCGGCTTCCATTTCTGGAGTACATTGTGTATTTACAATATATTCACCATCATAATCTTTAGTAACACAAACCCTACCTTTAAGTGATTTTTTGGTGCTCTTACCAGAAGCATCCCTATCAGTTACTGGTTCTTTGTAGATGTCATATGATTGACGAATTTGGAATACGCTTTCGTCAGGATGTGAAGTTGCATCTTGCAATACTTCAAACCAAGCGCCTTTAGCGGCAAAACCTAAAGTATCACGAGTATTATATTGGTATGTGAATGAACCAACACCAAGTACAATATTAGTAGAAGCAAAACCTTTAGCGGCTAACCTTTCATAGATTTTAATCTGACGATCCAATGTGATTGAATCACCGTAAATGGCACCAATGTGTGGGTCAAGAACTTTGTAACCTTGTTCGTTAACTGTACCACCGAAGATTTCCCAAAGTAATTCGATTACACCTTTTTCTTCACTTGTCCAAATTTCATTTTTGTTTTCCGATAAATCTCGGTCACTTTGTAAAAATGAACCACAGATAATATCTACTGGATCACCTGAGTCAGGACGAATAACCAACTTACCATCACGAGCCATAATAGCTTCTTTGTTTGCTGGTAAGTATTCGGTAATCAACTCCCACAAATCAAATGTATCTGACACAATGGAAAGAATACCTTTAGGGAATATCTGCAACCAATCGGCAATCATTTGTTGTTCACCAACTGTAAAAATCTTAGTACAACTAACTGAATGTTCGCTTGCGTTTACTGAATTGATAAAAACTTCATTTTCAGGTTCATCATAAAAATAACGAGCGCCTGGGATGCAAATAATTGTATCAGAACCTCTAAATGAAGTAGCATGTCCTAAACCACTTGATAACATATCCCAAGGAGATAAACCACGAGCAGAGAAATCATGAGCAAGGAAAGGAATTAACCATGCGTTAGCTGGATCTGTTTTCATAACCCAATTAACTAAATTCCTGCGATATTGTAAGGCAATAGTTGCTGATGTTGATGGTTTCCAAGCCAATGATGAAATGATTGTTTCCAAATATAAAGTTAACCATGCAAAACCATCAATTGTATTGATGAATGTCATGTGTGGTATATTAGGTAATGTTTCAATACCTTCTGGTAATGATTTGATTCGAATTGGTAAATAACCAACATCATGAAGAGCTTCGAAGTGTGAAGCATCATAATCCATTCCAAGATACATTGACATGTCTTTACCAAATTTAATAGCGATATCTTTTGGTTGGCTAAAGAAATGTTCTGTGAACTCGTCATGTAGCCAACGAACAAGTAATTGTTGACCAAATGATACAATTTTTTTGATACCACCTGGAGCATATTTAACGCTACGTGGAATCCATGTGCCGTACAATCTTGTTGTACCTGGGGCTAACATTGCTTTGTGCGCTGTTTTATAGCCATCTACATAATATAAACTACAAGGTTTAAACATATTTATTTTTTGTTTTAGAATGTAAAGATACAAATCTATTTTAAAATTACAAACTTTTTATTGATTTTTTTTTAAACATCAAAATCATCACCGCCATTTTTACCATCAGTCTTGACACGCATCATGGCAATGGATAATATTGCCATTGCAGGTAACAATGCTGTACGATCATCCAACAAATGGTTATAATATATTTTTCTATTATTACCATATGGTAATTCAATAACGTTTTCATTAACACCATCAATCTCAAACCCACCTTTAGTTAAACAATAATCTTTAATGTAATCATATCTATCTGGCTTACATGCAGTAAAAATTACAATATAAGCACCAAGTTCCTTAGCTTCCCTAACCAATTTGAATACTTCTTCATAGTTAAAGTCATCAAATTTCCAGGGTGAAAGTGTATCGTCAAAGTCAATCGCCAACAAGATTTTTTTATGTTCCTTCCATTCCTTAACAAGCCTTACAATATACCTTTCCATATTCGGATGATATTCATAGTTAAAATTTTCCATAGTATTAATTTTTATATTTCCAAATAAATTTTCCAGCGGTTTTAACTTTACCCTTCAAACAAGTTGTAATGTTTGTGGGAAATATATTTAATTCAGTTCCAGCCTCTTTTGCACTTTTCCAATCTCGTATATATTCACCTTCTTTAGTATATTGTTGAATTGGTATTGATAATTTATCAATCATTGATTCTTTGCTTTGTTCAGTTAAAGTACTTTTTTTACCTTTCATTGGATGTGTGTTTGTTTTAAAAAACTTTTTCATACTTTCCGATTTTTTTTGTTTAACTTCATCTGGCATTTTTTTACCATACTGCCAATGTTTCTCACCACCTTGTGCTTCGGATTTTAATTTTCTTCGCCATTCTGGGTGTTTTTCACCAAGATGTGCCAATCGACATTTTTCCTTTGTTTCATCACTACGTTTAACGCCTAACGAACTGCCAGCAACTTTACAAACATTATATTCGCTGTTTGAGTTATCGATCCACCATTGTTCACGAATCAATAAATCCTCTTTTTTATCGACCTTTTCAAGTATGATAAATTCAAAATTATCCTCACCATATTTAGTCCAGGCTCTTTGCAGATAGTCGGAATGGTGTATTTCTTTTTTTAATTGTCGTAAATGTATTGTTTTACGTTTATAAAAGTTTACAGCCGATCCCACATATTTATGACCGTTGATTTTGTTTACTATTCCATATATTGCTTTCATAACAATAAATATATGGGAAAAGGACAAAATTCTACCCTTGATCGTCAAAGTCAACGCATAAAATAATTTTTTTATGTTCCTTCCATTCCTTAACTAATCTTGAAATGTATCTTTCCATATTAGGATCATACTCATAATTAAATGTTTCCATATTTTCATTTTTAAATAAAGGTTTACAATCGTGAATTATGCTCGAACTATATATAGTCATACCACATTTTTGCATGTCCATGAACCGCCACCAAATTTTATATTTTCTTCCATCATAAAGGACTTTGATATATTATCGTTATATTTTTATTTATCGTATTAGAATTACATTACCTTTTAACATATATAAACTATCATTAGATGTATATCGGATTTGATAGTAATATGAACCCATATCTTGAAGAATACCATTATAGGAGCCATCCCAACCAGAATTATCTGTTGATCGATATATCAATCTACCAGAACGGTTAAACACGCAGAAATCTAATATTTTCTCTGATGTTAAATTCACGATTTTGAATCTATCATTCACATTATCATTATTTGGTGTAAATGCATTTGGAACGGCAAGTTTTGATTGTGAATAACATAATATTGTTATAAACAACAAGGGAATAAATAAAAGTGTTTTCATATTTTATGTTTTTATAAATTTAACCAATAATCTTCTCCATATTCTAAGAATATTTCTGAACCAACAGGTATATCTTTTGTTGCGTAAATATATGCTCTACTTCTATTTTTTGTTATACCAATAGAAGAATTATTTGCAAATCCATCAATTTTGGTCAACCCTTCAGCATCATTTGCATAAATTACAGGTGATTGATAATCATATGTATCCAATGTTTTATAATCATCAAGTTCAACTAAATAATATCTTTTAATATGTCCAGAATCGTTTATAGAATTAACTTCCTCATTCGATATTATATTACCTTTGAAGTATCCAATTATACTATCTTTCTTAAAAAATCTTTTGGCAAATAAACCATTACCAGCATTAGGTATGGTTGATTGTTTAACAACCAAAGATTTTGTTTCCAATTTATTCATAAATTAATTATCAAACCAAAAAACTATTCTGGCAATATTATTGCCCTTCTCAAGCATCTTCATTGCGGCAAGAATAGCACGATATTCAATAGCAATATTAAAAGTATCCAATTTATCATGGATTTTGATTGCCTTCGCAAATTCCTGAGTTGTAAGCCAAGAAAATGAATGCCAATCTGGTTGTGATGTATATCTTGTTTTACCAAAATTATCTTTAATAATTTCATTACCCCATCTTTCGGCCTGTTCAAGAGTACATTCATTTTCACCTTTACCATCTTCGGTAATATACATATACGCATCAATCTTTGAATAAAAACCAAGTTCATCCAAAGGTGGTAAACCCTTAGCTGAAAATGATTCTGCAAAAGAACATCTAACACCATCACATAAAATACCAAACATAGCATAATTTCTACCAGGGTTGAATTTACCACCGAAAGAATACCAATATGGTTTCTGAATATTTTTGATTTCTTCAGGTGATGAGTATTTTATATCCTGATTGTATTTATTATATTTTTCTCTATTAGTGTACTCAACGTACATATGAATATCGCAACCCATTTTTAAAAAACATTTAATTGTTGAATGAAATCTTCTTTAATGGTAATATCTGAAAAATTGATATCAGCTTTATCTTTAACACTATTCGTGCAATAGATTTTTGTAAAGTATTTACTTAGTTCAGATAAACCAGCACTAAATATACCATGTGTTACCACCAAGTAAATATTGCCGTAATCTTTTGGTTGTACCGAACTTGATAAATTTCTACGTTCTTGGATTGTTTTTGCAATTTCAATAAACGTTCTACCACCATCACAAATATCATCAAAAATAAAGAAATCTTTGTCAGCATCTGTTACTGACATGTGAACATTTGTGTAATCAATCTTACCAGTATCAAGATTACGATGTTTTGAAGCAATGATTACCTCATTTTTGTATTTCAAAGCTTCTGCCACATGAAATACTTTTTTCAAAGCACCAGCATCAGGAGATATAAAACGAACATTGTCATAATTTAGAGCTATTTTATCCCCATCGGTAAATTTTCCATCCTGGATTTGCGTTCTGAGATAATCAGATAAAGCAAAACGTGCCAACTCAGTGTTATCAATTTTTTTGAAGTTATTTATACATGCCTCAAGCACATCTGAATGAGGATCAACCACAGTAACGGACTCGTAATTTTGAGAATTGATAATAGGAGCAATAACGTGTTTAACGTAATTAATACCACCTTCCATGAACTTTCTGTCACTTCTGGCACCCATACAATATGGAATGTATAATTCAATTGATTTTACACCTATACCACGAAGAGCTTGTGTGGCACAAATAATAAGTTCCAGATCCTGAAAATTATTCAATCTGGATTTAATTTTGATAGGTATTGTTTGATTTGTAATACCGTAGAATGTATGTATATTTTCTTCTATCAGTCTTAATGACTGCTGACCGTCTGGGAAACGGCTAATTTCATATTTTATACTATTTGTAGGGTTAACCAGATTTAATACATCTGTCATCGCTTATAATTTTTTACAAAAATAAGCATTAAATAATTAACAACCAAATTTTTTTAGAAAATTTCGTTAATTATTCCATACCTCAATGCCTCATCAGCTCCAAAGTACCAATCTGTCTTCATCTTCTTTGCTAAAGTCATCTTTCTTCTGCTCAACTTGGTTCTCTCAATCAAATGGTCATCATATAATTGATCCAATGCCATGTTTTCCTTCAGGTCACTACTCATAGTAGTCAAGGTAGAGTTTATCTCTCCGATAAGACTTGTTTCATGATACATAAATCTACACATCCTATGCGCTTTTACATAATGTCCTGATACAGCAATATTCAAAGCTATTGACATAATAGAACCATAACACCAAATATGAACAGGGGTTTTAGATGACTCTATTACCCCAATAATTGCACCACCAGCAGCTACATCACCACCCTCACTACATAAATGGAAATTTATCGGCATTCTCTCATATTTAGAATCAGCCTTCTCCATTTTTGTATCATATTCATTAATTATTAATATGAGATTAGCAGCTTCAGCAACAATTTCCTTATCAATGTCACCAAATAACACAATTTCCCTGGAAGGCTCTTCAATATCTAAATCTTCTTGCTTACTTTTACTCATATTAACAAATATAAAATATGTCTTATTATATATAAAAATAGGAATTCCCCTACTATATATAATTAGTAAAGGAACTCCAATTATTACATATTTTTTTTGTTAATTTATGACTTCAGATTGTGCTTCCTCTTCGTCAATAAACCCAGAATCCTTAATAATTCCTTCTAACACTTTGAAGTTGAAGTTCTTATGTTTGAAGATCCTAACAGCAAGGCCTGATTCAAGTCTGATACATGAACCTTCTGACCAGTGTGTTGAGTCAGTTGGGTCGACACCATCTGAAACTTGGTTAACATATTCAATGAATTTGTCATTAAAATCACGGTCATCAGTGATGTTATGTCTTAATTTAAATTCATTTACCGTAAAACGGTCAAGTTCTGGTGAGTGTTTAACACCGATTTCAGAACAACGTCTTTTAACGTCATCCCATGAGTAGTCAACCATTTTACCATCTTCATTTGTCATTGTCATACGGTAAACAAATACGTCTGATTGACCGTCAGCACAACCATACTTGAAAATCATGTGTTTATTATCACCAGCATTTGAATACAACTTGGTGAAGTTTTTGTCACCAATTTTTGTTGTATCCACCATACCCATAATTGGTCTGCCAAGTGACTCATATCCAACAATTTCAAAATATACCGTTTCACCTTTTCTCAGGTTGTCTTTAAATAGGTTGAATGCTTTATCACGAATTGTTGGATCATGGAATTGTGTTCCTGAGCTTTCCTCAATAACAACCCTTCTTGTTCCATTTAGAAATGACCAATCCTTTTCTTTGATTTTGGCACCAAAAAACTTTGCAATCTTTTCGATTGTTGTTAACTTTCTGTCAATCAACACGTGACCAACCCTTCCAGATGTTCCATGTTGCTTAGATGTGATGATAATTAAATCGTTTGGTTCGATTTTATCAATGTTAACAATCATATGTTTGGTATCGATATGTTCAAAGAACATTTCAGATGTTTTTGCTTTGCGAACTTTCTTTGGTTGATTCTCCTTAGCCGCTTTAACAGTTGCTGGATTAACATATTTGTTACAGATAGGTACACCTTTCCAAGTGTTGAATTCGTAACCTTCTACATCAAGACCAGTTACTTCAATGAATGCAAAATAGTGTAATGGAACCCAAAACCCATCTGAAATTTCACCACGAAACTTTTGAGCCCTAACCCTACGGTTATCATCAAACATACCTGGCTTAGCTTCAGTATTTTTGTTCTTAGTATTATCCCTATAAAGATTATTGGCTTTACAGAATTCGTCAGATAATTGTCCGTCACACGGAAAATACACACCCCATTCAGATTCCTTAGAATCCAATCCAATAACCACTTGGTTACCATGGCAAGTTGCCAACTGCACTTTATCCGCATTTGAATGTGGCCTTACATCTTTTAATCTTGTTACAATTGCTGTGTATGACATAAGTTTATTATTTAGGGTACAAATATTTGTACCCTAAATAATAAATACAATAATAATTTTAAAAAACAAAAAACCACCTAATTTTTTTTAGGTGGTTTTATAAATTTAATTAATGATAAATTATCTCAAATTGTTAATCATCTCATTAATCTTAGGCTTTGGTTGAATTCCTTTGAATTGTTCCATTGTTTTACCACCTTTCATAAGGAATACATGGGGTATGGATTGTATACCATATTCTGCTGATAATTCAGCATTTTCATCAACGTTTACCTTGAAGAAGGCAACATCATTATTTTCCTTGGACATTGTTTCCAACAATGGGGTTAACATTTTGCAAGGACCGCACCATGGTGCATAAAAGTCAACAACAACTTTGT